ATTTTAATGTCAAGTTATCCATCCATTTTCCTATTACATCCAATGGCATCAAATCACATCTACCTTTACATTCCCTCATATCTCGTACCGCTCCAGTGGAGAATTCTCTCCTATGTCCACTATCATCTAATGTAAACTTCCACAATTCATCTTTATTCACTTCTACATTAACCTTGTCCACCTTTAAACCTCCTATCTATAAATCTTTTTAGTTCGCTTATCTTTTATTACAATCCGTTCAACTAATATTAGGTCCTTATCTTTTAATATGTTTTTAATTTGATTTATGGTATCGTGTATTTCTTTATTTCGTTTGGATTCATTTTTAATTACTTCTGTAGCAGTCGGATCATAGTAACCTGATTGATTTTCCCAATATCTATTCATAGCTCCACTTCTCCGCTGAATATATTAGCTTTTGCTTGTCCCAAACTTCCACATATTTCATCCCATCATCTCCCACATATTTATTTGGTCCTCGATACCAGTAAAATCTTTCAATCTTTTCTTGGCTACTTCTATATACCAAGACTTATCTAATCTTCTTGGAATTCTTTTTCCATTAATAATATTGTTTCTAATAAAACAACTATCAGGCGTATATGGTATTTTTTCCAACCTATTTCTAGAATTCATCCTATACACTTTCCCATCCCAAGGTTCCTTTGAAGCAAATACTCTTAAAACCCTTTCAGATAAACGTTTATTCCCATGCTGAGCATATTGAAATTTATTTGATACTTTGACTACCATTTGAAATTCTTTCAGTTCATTGCAATTATAAATTGTTTCTTCTACAGGAGTACTATTTATGAAGTATTCAACTAGTGCTTTGTTCACAATTGGCAAATCATTATCTAATTGATGTAATTTCTTAACATAAGCTCCCTTTGATTCATAGGACCCATCTTCATGAATTACAATGTAGTTATTTACGTCTTTTTGAAATATCTTAGTGAATATTTCATAATCTAATTTCATACGTGTACGATTTTCCCATTCATTACATATAGATTTAATAGTGTCTAATTCATCCATAGAATTAATTTTTATAAATAAACCATCTGTGTTACTTTGAATAAGTTTACAATAAGGTTCTAAATGCTCTATTAAATCTAGTAAAAGTAATTGTCCAGCCACACAAACATTATTAGCTTGTCTAGGGTCATATAGTTGGTTATACTTGTCCTTCATTGCTCCATAAGTACTGTTAAGTACGATTTTATATGGCTGCTGCATTGGATTTCCTTCAGCTTTTAGTTTAAGTCTTGTGTCTCTAATCTCTTTATATTTTTCCGGTTCTACTACATTTCTAGAGAGAAAGCCATATTCAATCATAATAGCTGGATAAAAGCTTGATACATCCACATTTACAAATATTCCTTCTCCATGATATTTGTCTATTGCTCCATGTAAACCACCCCAAGCAAATGTATGTGGAACTCCTGCTACTTCTGTTTCTAGTCTTTTGGAATAATCCATATTTAAAGGATTCTTGTACCAGTCAACTATATATTTGTATTTACGTATTTTTAAAGTATCTGGAATAGTTATGTCGAATTCATCATCATGGTCTTGTTTCCATGCCCCAAGTATTAAGGCTGACAACTGGGCCTTAGTTCTGTTTATATAATTTAGTGGTAAATTAAATGCTTTTAATAATGATAAGTGACTCTCAAATTCTTCAATTCTATTAATAAATACTTCCATTGTTTGTTCTACATCATGTTTACAGTATTTAATTACTTGGTCCAATTCATTTGGTGTAAGTTTCCTATTTATATTGAAATTTACTTCAGATTCTCTTATATCGTTTCCCATAAAACCTTCTAATTCTTTAAGTCCATGAAATGTGGTCATTGCATCATAGTTATATAATTGAACTGTTCTAAAATTATCATCAAACATCCAACCTGGTTGATGGTCAACTATTATATGTTTGTTTATATGGTGAGGATTTAATCCTAATAAAATTCCTTTTAAAATGTATTGGTCGTAGTGTCTAGAATTATATCCACACCAGATGTTGTTTTTATTTTCTTCGTATAATTGGATTAATCTTGGCCTATCATTTACTATTACATGGGTTTTTTTTGTATCGGTATCCATGATTACTACTAACCAGTCATGAGGATAGACCTCAAAATCGAAGAAGAGCATTTTTATATTACACCACCTCATTTTTAAAATTAAGGGGAACTCTTTCAAGCTCCCCTGTATTCAATTTAATTTTCAAATACATCTGTAATTTCGTATGTATTATATCCCTTTGAGTTCTTTCCATATTTCAAACCATATTCCAATTTTCCATCTATTGCTTCGTGAATATCCATAATTAGATTTCCATATTGTCTAAAGTTTTCAAATGTTACATCTAATCCACTATCAAGTGACCTTAAAAATTCATTAGCATTGTGTAAACCAAATCCCATATCTACTACTTGATTGTAAAATATAAGTTGTCCTTTATATTCACCTTCTAAAATCTTCATCCAAACAGTTAGCATTGGTCTACCTTTTTTACTTTCGGTCAGTTCCATTTTGTCAATTTTAACTTCATATTTTCCTTCTGGAACTTCTTTAAATTCCATTTTATTTTCTGCTGCGTCTTTAGCATCTTGTTTTAAACCTTCTACATCCACCATTTTGTCAAATTTGTCAAATATACTTGTATTCATTATTAAATTCCTCCCTTTATATTTTTAATTATTTTCTTCTCCCACGTCTTGAAGTTTCTTCTTCAGATGATTGTTCCTCAAGAGCTTGTACCTCTTTTTTAGTTGATTCTTCCATCTTTGAATAAGTTTTAATTCCTTCCTGTGCTTCTTCCAAAGCTTTTATAAACTCATCTTTATTTAGTGAAATCTTGTCCACCTTGAAGTTAAACCTTCCTCCACCAAATATATTTTCTTTCTTTTCTAGTAACAAATATCTGTTCTCTCCATCCATATAAGCCCTTGTTGTAAGGTCCACTGTACCTGCTAGTATATTTGCTACCTTATCAGCTATATTTGGTTTAATTACTGTTAACTTAGTGCCATTTTTCAGAGTAATTTCCGACTCAATCTCTTTGGAAATATAAATTATTTGGTAACCTAAACTCTTTAGTCTTTTGATAGTACTTAAGTATTCAGTTCTAACCATATCCCAGCCTTTACCATAACCAGCGTCTTGCTCATGTTCTATTCCTAACTTGTTATACATGTATAAGCGACAATGCTCATATAAATCCTCTACAAGGTCAATACATATTCTTTTAAAACTGTTTTCCTTTTTCTCTAATTCTGCTACTACATCTAGAAATACTTCCCAAGCAAATTTCCTTGTAGTTAATCTCCCTTGTACTGTAATTTCATCTTTGATTGGAATTAGTGGACTTGTAGTATTATCTATATTCCCATCAGTATTGATGAATAGTAAATCTACCAACTGGTCTACAAATGTTGATTTTCCAACATAACTGTCTCCGTAAATCCACATGTCTGGACTTGTGTCTATTTTTCTTTCTCGCCTTTCATTCTTTGGTAGTAACATCCAATCCTCTCCTTCTAAACAATATTTTTTATATTCGCACCAGTCACATAGTCGTGACGGTTGTTTTTTGTGTTCCTCTGTCTCTAACATTTCAACTGCTGTAATCAATGAATCTGTAACCTTACTTTGGTCATAATCTAGATACTTGATTTGAATTTCCATATCTTTAAGTGTTTCTTTTAATCTCTGCCTAAACTGATATAGATCTTCAGTGTTTTTCTGTCTAATAAATGTTTTTGGTATAAATATAAATGCCATTCGATTTACCTTGTAACCTATTTTTTCTAACATATATTTGTATATATGAAGTTGTGGAGACTCAAGGTAATTAGCAATGTTATTACTATACTTGTAATCATATAAATCTACTGTTCCATCCTCATTGTGTACTAATAAGTCAGCTGTTCCAGTAAATGTCCCTACCTTGAACTCAACTTCATGCTCAATCTTTGGAAACTGTTTTATGAAGTCTAATACTTGAGGAAGTAAATACTCTAGTTTTATAATCTCATTAATGTGTAAATCTGAAATTATTGGATATTGACTGTAATAGTATTTAGTCATTTCTGTTATGCTTCCAGTTTCACATCCAAGGTGTATGGCTGTTCCAAGGATTAATGCATTGTCAGGCTCATATGCTGGAATAGTTTTTACCTGGTCTACATATTGGAGCTTGTACTTATAGGGACATTGTAAATATTGTGTTATTGCACTTTGTCTCAATTAATCACCTCCTATGAAGCAGGTCCAGGATTATTAGTTTAAATGTTTCAAATTGTTCAGGATATAATATAACTCCTGTTCCATTACATTCATTGATTTTTTTGATGTTATATTTTTGAAGTTCTGTAGCTTTACCATTTGGACCTTTAATCTCTATTGCTACAAAATGTCCATTGACGCAAGCAATGATGTCTGGAATTCCTGATCTTTGAAATCCACCACCCCATATCTTGATAAACCAGATATTGTGGGATTTTAGGAATTTCTTTACTTTGATTTCAAATTGCTTTTCAGTCATGTTATTACTCCTCTGGCATTTGGAATACATAATGTTGTTTTAAATGCCAATTCGATAAATGTTTTGTTATTTCTGCAGCATTTGCTAAATGTCTTTGAATGTCATCCAAAACCTCTACAGCTCTTTCAAAACTTTCATATTCTCCTAGTAAGTCACTATCCTCCTCGATACCTGTCGTTGGTAAGTTCTGAATACTTGTCCCAACTATACCTAATCTAGTAACCTTAGCTAATACTAACTTGTCTTGACTCCTTATCCACATTTCTTAGACCTCCTATAACATTTTTTCTAACTTAATCGTTTCTTGTCTTAGTAGTTTCATTCTATCCTTCAGTTTTGACTTAGGAACTTCGGGCCATGGTTTGTTTCTCCAATCAAGGGGTTTTTTCTCTTGCCAATCTTGGTATTCTTTATAATATGTGAAGTATATATCTAACTCTTCATCTACCATACTGCTTAGTAACTTTACTCTTTCTACTTGCTTTTCCATTTCTAATAATCACTCTCCCTAAATAATTCATCTGTAAAATCTTTCCTAAGCTTCAATGTTTCAAATATTTTTCCTTCGATGCTTCCATCTACTATTAGGTAGTAGTAAAGACAAGTTTTCTCTTGTCCAATTCTGTGAATCCTCTTTTTACTCTGTTCAAATAATTCACTACTAAGTGGTAATGTAAAATATATAATCTTGTTGCTAAGCTGTAGATTATGGCCCATTGCTCCTGCTTGGTATTGGACCAATGTAACTGTGTTGGATTTATTCTTGTAATTCTCCAAGTCTTTCAAAGGTCCACTTATAACACTTACAGGTTTATTGAGTTTCTTACATAGTTCTTCAATTTGCCTATATTCTTCATTAAAGTTATAAAATATAACTACTCTATCTTCTGTTGACTCTAGTAAATCCTCTAATGCAGATAATTTATGTTTATTGTATTGCCCACACAGTTGCCTTTCATATAACATTTTTGTAAGTGTCGTATCTCCTACTAGTTCTTGGTTATTAATTTTAATAATCCTATCTTTTCTAAACCTCTTATACTCTGGCGTATTCTTAACCTTAACTGTATTGTGAATCTGTTCTGGTAAATCAAATACTTCATCTGTTTTCATAAATACTGCTCCATGCTCTCTTAGTTTTCTTTTGAGCCTGTCTACATTCTTATAACCAATAACTATTCTTATTGGGAAACCTCCTATGTCTTGTGTTACAGTTATGATGTAATGGTTCCAATAGGTAGTTTTACTTATATTCCAACCTAGTAATTGGCATTGAGTCCATAATTCTTCGTATTTTCCTCCTGTAGGAGTGCCGCTAAGTAATATTACATTCTTTGGTTTCAACTTCTTTAATATAAATTTTGACCTTTTAGCTTTTTCATTTTTGACCATTGATGATTCATCTAATATTAGTGTGAAATCTTTTAATTCGGCTAATTCTGGCCTTCTCCAAACTAAGTCATAATTTATAACTATTACTGAATTATCTGGTATAGGTACTGGTTTGTTATAAACAATAATGTTATAATTAGGATAATAGGTTTGTATATGCTCAACCCAATCATCAATTTTTGATTTCTGGCAGATGATTAAATTGTGATTGGTCTTGAGTTCTTTCATTTTTTCTGAACCTATAAATGTCTTGCCTAATCCCATATCCAAAAAGTATCCTACTCGGTTATAGCTTTTAGTTTCTTCTAGTACTTTCTTCTGATGTGGATACATTTTCAATTTCAAATGTAACATCCCTCCCATCTGTGATAATAGTTGCTATTCCATATTTATAGGCATTAATTGCTTGTTCTAGTGTTATTTCCTTCGCTGCATTTTCGTATGTTACTTTCATCCTTCAACACCTCCTTTAGTAATTCAGCCACAGTGTAGACAAGCAACACTGATGACAATGCAAGAAATATCGATAAAGCTGCTATTTGAATCGACATTATTCACCCTCCTC